CATTTCAACGACAAGAATGCACAACGCGAAACCTACCCCCAGTGAAACTGAGACCTTCCAATACTATGAAACTGTCCGATAAAACTATCTCTGTCCTGAAGAACTTCTCTTCGATCAATCAATCGATTCTCTTCAAAGAAGGTAGTAAACTTCGCACTATCAGCTTGATGAAAAACATTCTTGCTGAAGCAACGGTGACTGAAGATTTTGCAAAAGACTTTGGTATCTATGACCTCAACCAGTTCCTTAATGGTCTGAGTCTGCATCAAAATCCTGAACTTGATTTTGCTAATGATGGATATGTTGTTATCCGTGAGGGTAAGTCTCGTTCCAAGTATTTCTTTGCAGATCCTAATGTGATTGTTACTCCTCCTGAGAAAGCAATCAATCTTCCCACAGAAGATGTCTGTTTTGAACTATCCACCTCAGTTCTTGACAAATTGCTGAAAGCAGCAGCAGTCTATCAACTTCCTGATATTTCTGCCGTTGGTGAAGCAGGTGTTGTTAAATTGGTTGTTCGCGATAAAAAGAACGATACCTCCAATCGTCATGAAGAAATTGTTGGAGAAACTGATGCTGAATTTAGTTTCAACTTCAAGGTAGAGAATATCAAAGTTCTGCCTGGCACATACGATGTGGTTGTTTCGCAGAAACTTCTGTCCAGGTTTACCAGTAAGAACCATGATCTCATCTACTACATCGCACTCGAACCCGACTCCACCTTCGGGTAAGAAGGATTATCAAGGGCCCCTCTATGCACCATGGTGGAAAGTTGAAGAGGGGAAACGTAAATTTCGTGAATGGTTGAAAAAACAACAGTGAAACACATCCTTTTTACCCTTCGGGGTTGTCCGTTTGAACTCCTTGATGACAAAGAGTTCATTCGGATGCTTTTGTATAGAGCAACAAAAGAATGTAAAGCGACTCTACTAAATCTGGCAGTACATAAGTTTGATCCACAAGGAGTTACTAGTATTGCTATGCTTTCAGAAAGTCATATTTCCATTCATACTTGGCCTGAGAAAGGTATGGCAGTTTGCGATGTCTTTACCTGTGGTGATACCGCAGAACCTCAACTTGCTGTAGAATATATGAGAGAGCAATTGAAAGCAACTGATATTGTTTCTCAAGAATTTGTTCGTCCTTTAGAATGATTATGACTCCTAATCCTATTAGTCCTGTAAAGAATACTAGGCAGACCTACAGTAAATACTTGGAGAAAGTGATTACTGAAGTTCAGGTTCAGTTTGCTGATGAGACTCCTGCATGGATTCCTCTAGAGACCCTTTTGGCAATCAAGAGAACTAACTGATTTTATTTTTATTATGCGTGATGAATTTCTCTGGGTTGAAAAATATCGACCCAAAACTATTGAAGAATGTATTTTACCAACAAATATTAAGAAGACCTTCCAAGACTTCCTAGATAAAGGAGAGATCCCAAACATGCTGCTCGCTGGTCCTGCAGGATGTGGTAAGACTACTGTAGCAAAAGCACTGTGTAACGAACTGGGGGTAGATGTCTATGTCATCAATGGATCCGATGAGGGACGTTTTCTTGATACGGTCAGAAATACTGCAAAAAATTTCGCTTCGACCGTATCACTTCAAGCAACTGGCAAAC